CTTCCATAGTCAGCAACAACAAAACATTTATTTGTTTGCGCTCCATCTATGGACTGAAAGACATAATCTTTTAATTTCATTGGGAGGATTGGTTTAATCCTCTGCCCGTCATTGATATAGAAGTTGCCTTTACCAAAGATAGCATGACCGCCATCAAACTCTGCAACACAGTTCTTTGATATAGCACCGATAGTAGGAGACAACTGACGGAAAGAGAATATAAACGGAGTACCAACAAATGTCATAGAGTATACAGCGTCTTCCTTATAAATCATAAAGGAATCTCTTAACTGTAGACCGTCTAAGATATCTCCCTTGGTGTCTGCAAGTTCAAATTCACCCGCATCAACCGTACTCGTTGTCTCATTCCATGAGGTCGGAAGAGTCTGAGTCGCGGATTCTGTACTCCACTTAACTACTCTAGGGAAGTTTACACCATCCTTGGTTATATTAAGGGCAACCAAGAAAGAGCGAAACGCTCTCATAGACTTACATAGGGTAGAGATAGTTACATTATCGTTATCTGAATGTGATGCGGCAGTAGTTCCCGCGGCTCCTCTGGCACATCCTGTGAAAGTTGTGGACGTTACGCCAGTATATGTAATCTTCTCAGAGCCTATATTAATAGTTCCCGCGCTAGGAAAGTCCTCAGTAGCATCAACCGTAATAGTTGTGACAGCATCGTTGATAGCGCCATTCAACTGTGTGAGGCTGGGCCAGTTAGTCAAGTCCTGCATCTTCTGGCTCGACAAAGGCTTGCCATCTGTAAGCGCCCAATGTTGAGGCTTATCAAAGTTATTGGTCATAACAAGAACGCCGCCAATAACAGTAGAAGTCCATCCTTCATCTGCTGTGGCAGAATACGCTCCGCTAGTCCTAGTAATATTATACCATTTAGTTGACCTAGTTACAGTAACATCATCTGAATGTGATGCCGCTGTTGTGCTATCCGCGCCTCTTGTACATCCTGTGAACTGTGTGCTTGACTTACCTGTATAGGTAATGTTCTCAGTTCCTATTGTAATAGTGCCAGCATCTTCAAATCCTGAAGTGCTGTCTACGGTAATTGTAGTTACACTTGAGTTAATAGAGCCGTTTAAAGCAGTAGATGATCCTGTATTATCGTAAGCGTATATAGCCGCAAGTCCACCAACAACCCAAAACTCAGGATCACCAAGAGTTATTTGAGTAATATAGTAAGGAGCGATAGGGCAAGTAGCCATAACCTCCGAATAACCCGGACACTTCTTGATAGAGTTTTCTTCTGTCGTTACATTGTTACCATCCGACCAGACATTAGGCGGCAGGTTCCAAGAACTTGTCTCCTTTACTATACCAACTTGCCCGACATTATCTATATTTATTAACGCCATTAAATATACCTAACGTGATACGGATCAGCCTCTGCATCGGGAGCCGTAGGCCAACCCCAATAGGTTTTGTCAACGGTGCGATTAACTGTTTCAGTCTCAGGGCCGATAGTCTCAACACCCAACTCATCGTAGGTGGACACCTTTCGTTCTTCCTGTACCTCATGGTTCTGGAAGTTCTTTACTGCCTGTACAGACGCGAAGGCTTCAACACCATTTTCAAGACTGTTGCCGTGAGCGCGTACCTCATTGCGGTACGTTGTCCACTCATCCGACATGGCCGATCCGCCGTCTGCCTCCCGTAGCACACGAAAATCTGACGAGGATAGGAGTGAGCCGACATGAGCATTGATCTTAGAAATCAACTGCTCTTTCAGTTGCTCTACGTCCTTCTCTGTGGTCGCGTAGGAGATCACCCACTCGCCATCAGTGAAGGTATAGGACTCTGCACCAGTGTTGTAGTAACGGCTGTCAGGAGTCTCTACACGAGCAGGTGCTATGCCTATAGCCAGCAGTTCTGGCTTAGTCCATGCCCTGAAGATGTTAGATGGATGCTGGATGCCGTCAACCGTTAAGGCGCGAGGCGTTTTAATTGTTCCAAATGTTTCTGAGTACCACATAATTACCTCGCGTTTGATGTCTTAAATGGGCTTGATGCCACGGCGTAATACAAAAATGTATTAGAGCCATTTACAGCAGAATAACTCGTCCTCAACTTCACGCCATTACTAAGAAAATCTATGGCGTAAGTTGTAGTGTTTGCCGTGTATTCAGCGTCAGTAGTGTTAGGCGATATTTTTTTAGACAGTTTGTTATAGGTTTCTCTAGTACCATCCCATACTTCCCAGCCCTCAGAAGCATCTACATTTTTTGTTAGGAAAAATTCGGGTTTAAAGCCTAGATGGATAAAACTTCCGTCAGCATTATTATTTCCTTCATACGATCCTACCTTGCTGAACCCCGGCACTGAATGGAAGGCGTAACAAATGTAATCGTTTGCGCTTTTGTTAAGGCTATGAGAGCCACCCAAAGTAATGTATGACGATGTTGGTGCGGTATCTCTAAATGGGCTATTTGATGCAGAAAAGGCGTCAGTTTGATTAAAAGAAGCATATTGCGTCCAACCAACAGGAGTACAGCCAACAATCCAATCATTTGTTCCATCTCTGTTTTTAAAGAAAGCAATTTCGGGAGCCTGACTCAGACCATGGGCAATAGTTTCTCCTGTTCCTCCGGGGTCTTGATTTCCTGTATATGAAATTATCGAAATACCATTATCGGTATTTGTGCTTCTGCTAACTGTAATGTCGCCAGATGAATCTGATACTGCTGTGCCTCCGGCTTTCCAGTTCCATGAGGCGTAGTTATTTCCACTATCATTGACTGCTGTAGAAGCACCAACAGAAAATCCATCAGAATCAAACGATGTAACATAATCTGATTCAGACCATTCAGCATGGGTGCTGTCTGAACTTAACTGCTTCTGCGCTCCACGAACAATATCTTGCAATGAATGGCTTTGGCTCCCGACAGAGTTATTACTTGTCCTTAACTTTACCCAGAGCAGTTCTGGAGAAAAACCTACTCCGCTTATTGATTGCGAAGTATCGTTTCCCGCATACAACACCGTATTAAAATGATCTCCCGGTAAAGCAATGGCAGGGTCAGGAAGATTGTCAGTGTTTAACGCTTTGTATCCTGTAGGTGGCGTGTAATAGAAGTCTTCGCCATCACCGCCATTTCCTTGTGCTGTTTTGTTTCCAGCGAATGAACTGTCTTGGCCGAAGTTGGCTACCCAAGTTGTTGTCGGTGTGCCAGACGCATTGCCAACAGCAAATGCGTAACTTTTATTTGCGGTGATTGAAATTGCAGTACCACTATTCTGAACAGTGTTATTTTTGTAAAACTTTAGTTCATCATCATCAAGGTTTAGCGCAACTCCGATAATGTCGCCAGTTGTGTATGTATTTCCATAACTGCTGAACGTACCATTAGTGACACTTTTGCCATCGTTTCCGTAGTATCCAAATCCAGAATCGTATTTGCCGGGATACTCATTAGCGTCGGCGGTTTTTGCGGCATCGTTTACAACGCCTACAACGTGTTGCTCGGTACTGCTGTAGGTTTTTACCAAAAACTCGGCGTACCATTTGCCACTACTTTGCTCAATCGTAGATGAACCACCCCAACCTGCGGCATCAACTGTCTGTAAATTACCTTCAGAAAATGTTGGTGCGCTTGAGGTTGGAACATTTAATGGATTCCAAGTAGCAAAGTTATTCGTGGGCGAGTCCCCGGTCACATCTGTAGCAACCAGATTAGTTGCAGAGAAATCGTTTTTATTCCCAGAACTATCTGAGCCTAGTCCACCATCAAAGTCTGAGTGGATCAGGAGTAGAGTGTTAGCGTCTGCGGTGAATGCTGTGGTAGATGGAGTGAAGGCACTTGTGTATCTCGCTGAGTTGGAGACACGGATTTCATCAAAATACCCTTCCCCATCAGAAGTATCAGTTCCGTTTCTACCAAATACAAGTGTTCCAGTTCCTACCAGTGATCCGCTGACAGTGTGGGATACTCTGGAAGTGCCATTAACAAATATTTCTAAATCATTTCCATCCCGCACAACAGCAATGTGGTTCCATGAATCCCAATCTAAAATACTGCTAGAGATTGTGTCGCTATGCGCCGCACCGGAAAAATTGCTGTAGATGGTGGTATTGCTCCCATCATCATTAAAATAAATTCCGTGGTCTGCACTTGCTGAATAGTTACTACAGAAAAACCCCATTACAGTAGTGTCTAAATTCTTTCCCCAAAACTCAATCGTAAAATCATCACTGCCATAGTCATGGGCAAAAGTTGACAAGTAATTTGAATTGTTTACTGGAACATAAATCGCAGAACTGCCGATCTTTGATTGAGCGCGAGTATTGGCTACGTTACCGTTAGCGGTTATGGTGTGACCAAGCCCAGAAGTTCCAGTTGAAGAAATATAACGCAAAACAACAATGCCTGATCCTCCATTGCCACCGGTGTCATTTGCGCTACCGCCGCCGCCACCGCCGCCAGTATTAGCAGTGCCGTTTTCATTACCTTCGTTATTAAACTGGCCGTTACCTCCACCGCCGTTTCCACCAATACCTATTGCACTTGCTTGTTGGCGAGTACCACCACCACCGCCACCTGCGAAAAATCCAGACTCACCT